AAGATATGTCCAGTGTGAAAGTGAAATACATCTGTTAAAAGAGTTTCTTGCTTTTTGGGAAAACAATCAACCAGATATAATTACAGGATGGAATACAGAGTTTTTTGATATTCCTTATTTGTGTAATCGTATTCACAAATTATTTGGTGAAGATGAAGTTAAGAGACTATCGCCTTGGCGTAGTGTTCAATCCAGAGAACTGTTTAAGATGGGACGTAAACATCAACTATACGATATACAGGGTATTGCACACTTAGATTATTTCGATCTGTATCGTAAGTTTACATATACAAATCAAGAATCATATCGTCTAGATCACATTGCTTTTGTAGAACTAGGTGAACGTAAAGATGGTAATCCATTTGATACGTTTAGAGATTGGTATACTAAAGATTATCAATCATTTCTAGAATACAATATTATGGATGTTGAGTTAGTTGATAGGTTAGAAGATAAGATGAAGCTTATTGAACTTTGTCTTACAATGGCTTATGATGCAAAGGTAAATTATATGGATGTGCTTGGTTCTACCAAGTATTGGGATATTCTTATCTACAATTATTTGCGTAGTAAAAATATAGTAATTCCACAAAAAACAAAATCTGAAAAACCAGAAAAGTTTGAAGGTGCATATGTAAAAGACCCACAAGTTGGTATGCACAATTGGGTTATGTCATTCGATCTAAACTCTTTGTATCCACACTTAATTATGCAATATAACATTTCGCCTGAGACACTTGTTTCTCAAGAAAAAGTTAAAGGTATGAATGTAGACAAATTATTAGACAAGAAGGTTGATACTTCAATTATGAAAGGTGTAACACTTACACCAAATGGTGCATTGTTTAAGACTGATAAGCAGGGGTTTCTTCCAGCTATTATGCAGTCTATGTACAATGATCGTGTGAAGTATAAAAAACTAACTTTACAGGCGAAACAGGAATATGAAAACACTAAAGACCCTAAACTACTTAAAGACATTTCCAAGTATAACAATATCCAACTTGCAAAAAAGATTTCTCTCAATTCTGCATATGGTGCTCTTGGTAACGTGTGGTTTCGTTATTACGATCTTTTGGTTGCTGAAGCAATTACTACTTCTGGTCAGTTATCTATACGTTGGATTGAACGCAGTCTTAACAAATACCTCAATGAGTTGTTGGAAACTGATAACGAAGACTACGTTATTGCGTCAGATACAGATTCAGTCTACATTACTTTTGACAGATTGGTTAATAAAGTGTTTGAAGAAGGAACGGATACTGCGAAGATTGTCTCCTTCATGGACACAATCGCTAGGGATAAAATTGAACCGTTTATTGATAAAAGTTATCAGGATTTGGCTGAGTATGTAAATGCATATGAACAGAAGATGCAGATGGCTCGTGAGGCAATTGCAGACAAGGGTATCTGGACTGCAAAGAAACGATATATTCTCAATGTTTGGGATATGGAAGGTGTAAAGTATAAAGAGTCACAACTCAAGATTATGGGTATCGAAGCTGTAAAATCTTCTACTCCAGCACCTTGTCGTGCAAAGATTAAAGAAGGTCTTAAAATCATTATGAATGGTGATGAGAATCAGATGAATACCTTTATACAGGAATTTAGAGAAGAGTTTATGAATCTGCCACCAGAAGACATTGCATATCCCAGAAGTGTGAATGGACTTAAAAAGTTCAGTGATCCTAATCAGATGTTTGGTAAAGGAGCTCCCATCCATTGTAAAGGTGCAATTCTGTATAATCATCTGGTAAAGAAGAACAATCTTGGTCATAAGTATCCATTTATTCAAGAAGGTGATAAGATAAAATTCTTAAATTTACGAGCACCAAATATTTTTCAGTGTACATCTATATCATTCATCACAAGTTTACCTAAAGAACTTGACTTTCATAAGATGATTGATTATGAAACACAGTTTGAGAAATCATTTGTTGATCCACTAAACTTTATTCTTGAAAAGATTAATTGGTTAGTAGATCGTAGTTATGGAACACAGGGAACACTTGAGGACTTTTTTACATGAAAGATTTAAAAACACCATTAAGATATCCAGGCGGTAAATCAAGAGCAACTAAGTTTCTGTTTAATGATTACAATATGCCTGTTAATAATATATCTGCATATCGTGAACCATTCTTAGGTGGTGGTAGTTGTGCATTTGCATTTACGAAAATGTATCCAGATATTCCAGTATGGGTAAATGACAAATATTATAATCTTTATTGTTTCTGGATTACACTTAAAAATGATGGTGATAAACTTGCTAAAAAATTACATGATGTAAAGGATGAGTTAGCTAATTCAGCTGATCCACTCCAAGCACATTTAGATTATTACAAAGTAATGCGTGAAGGATTAAAAAACGCAGATAATGAGTTTGATATAGCATGGCAATTCTATGTTATGAATCGTTGTTCATTTTCTGGCCTTGGTGAAACTACTGGATCGTTTAGTAAGGATGCTGTTAAAGACTTATTCAATCATAGACTTATCGAAAGGTTACCTAAGTTTTCAAGTCTGATGAAGAATTGGAAAATAACAAACTGTGACTATAGTGAATTGTTTGATAATGCAGAAGATACATTTGTTTTTGCAGACCCCCCATATGATATTAGTACATTCATATATGGTAACAAGGGTGATATGCATGACACATTTTCTCACAAAGAGTTTCACGATTGTGTTGATTCATCATCGAACATGGTAATGATTACCTATAATTCTAATGATGAATTAAAGGGTGCTTATTCTAATTGGAAACAAAAAGAATGGGATTTAACATATACAATGGTTTCAACTAAAAAATATCGTGATGATGAACATAATAGAAAAGAGTTGTTGCTAGTGAACTATGAACAAAATAAACCATCAACATTGGATGCGTTTTTTTAAACGACTATATAATAATGTCCATTAGAAGTATTGGGACTTTAAAAATTAACTTCTACTAGATTGTCGATGCATATCGCACGGCATTAGTCAAAGGAGATAAAAATGACTAAAAAAGAAATATTTGTTCGGGATTCTTCCAAATTTACCCTCCATGTAAGGGACTTGTGGTCACTTTATAAAGCAGGTTCAAAAGGCATAGATGACAAAGGATCGGAAATTGATCGTGCTGCTGGTTTCTTGCAAAGATTAGCACAAACAGCTGAATGGACTAAAAACGAAAATGCTAAATGTCAAGAGTATATTAACTCTCTAATTAAAGGTAGTAATCTTCTAGACAGTTTTGTTGTTGTTCCTGCTCCACTGCTTCTACAAACTGTAGAAGATAGAATTATTTCTACTAAGGATGAAATACGAGAAGCTTGGGAAGACGTAAAGACCATGATTGAACTTCGAGTAAATAAAGGAACTAAACAATTTATTATTGATGGACAAAACCGTTTATTTGAATCACTTGTTCCATTTTTTGATAATAAAATTCCTTTGTCATCTGAACACTCTCTTACAATTTGTATTGACGGTGTAGACCATGATTGTAGAGGTAGACGTTTTAAAGAGTTAAATCTTGATATTCAAGAACATATTAAGGGTATCAAAGTACCTTTTGTGGTAGGTACGGAAGGTGAACTTGAAAGATTTTGTGACACTTTGATTTGGAAAAACGAAGGTGTATCTTGGGATGAATGGCAAAAAATGGTAACAAAAAATTGGTTTACCAAATATTTGCGTCAATTTAGAGAAATTTCTGATAAAGATACAACTAACCCACAGATTAGTGCTTTACTTTGTAAGATTGCTGGTAAAGACTATCAATATGAAAAGAATGGTTGGGATAGGATTGTTTCAGAACTTCTCATGTGGATGGTTAGGGGTGTTCAATCCTCTAAGCTTGATGAAGCTAAACAATTTTTTGAGGGTAATTATAAAGTAACAAATACTCAAATTAGTTCTTTGAAAAAGTATTTAATAGAGTTTGGTACTGCATACAGTGATGTTTGGAAAAAAGGTGTCAATGCAACCTCTGGAGGTATAACGAATACAGAACTAAGAAACTATATCTATTTACGTTATGCTTTAGATAATCCCAAAAAAGATATGTTTAAGGGTGTAAGTGTTCCTAATTGGAAAATCCTAAAACCGACAGCATTTGCAAAATTATATAAAAAGTATAATAAATTGTTAATGGAAGACCCTGTGAAATTTGGTGAGTTACCTAATCGTATGACGGCATTGGGGGCAAACGGTAAAACATTGGCAGGCCCATATGCTGGTTCTTATGCACATTCCAATTCACATGCTGACAAACTATTTATTCAGCGCCGACTAGAAATATTATTTTCTGTGTTAGGTGGTAGAAAACCTGAATCAAAACACGTTTTGGAAGAATTGATGTCCACTAATGTCATAGCACATAGTTCTAATGATAAAGTTCCTAGCATGGCCAGTATACATGAACAATTTCCATACACCCCCGATGGTGATCTTATAGATGTTATGGATTACGATGATACATCTATTTTTGATATTGGTCATGTAAATCCAAAATCAAAAGGTGGTAGTAACCTAGAGGTTGTCTTACAAAAAAAGACACCAAATAGAAAGTTGCAAGATAGTCCTATTCCATCTTAATAATAAAAAAAAATACAAAAGAGCGGTTGACAAGACCGCTCTTTTGTGTTAGTATAGTAAAAATGGAGAAATATAAATGTATAAATCAGATCAACAAAGTAAAATACTTCAACAGTATGTAAGGTTCGTAGACACGGTAAGTAGTGATCCAACAAGAGATACTGATGATATGGTTGAATGTATTGGTATCATGGAAGAGCAGGGTATGAATGTGTCTAGGCTCCTAACTGCATCCCTTGGTCTTTCTGGTGAAGTAGGTGAATTAAATGACATAGTTAAGAAGGTTTTGTTTCAAGCTAAAGAGGTTGATGAGGATACAATTCGACATCTACGATCTGAATTAGGGGACATTTGCTGGTACTTGGCACAGGCCTGTATAGCATTAGATACTTCTTTTGAAGAAGTAATAGATATGAATATCGCAAAGTTGTCTGATCGATATCCAGGCGGGTTCGATGCATTGCGTTCAGCAAGTAGAAAAGAAGGTGACATATAATGAATGATTTTTTAAAAGACATTATTAAGACTACAGGTAATGAGTATGCAGCGTTGGTTGCAGATGGTATTGAGGGAGCAGATGTGGGGGCGTTTTATGACACGGGTAGTCATATCTTTAACGCACTGTTATCTGGTTCTATTTTCGGCGGACTACCAGCAAACAAAATCACGGCGATTGCTGGCGAAAGTGCCACAGGTAAGACGTTCTTCGTTATGGGTATGGTCAAGTCATTTCTTGATGCAAACCCTGATGCTGGTGTTCTATACTTTGAATCTGAAAGTGCGATTACAAAA